GCCAACATTTCCAACGTAACCTTGCTATCCGTATCATCAGTTGGTCTTGTCTCAGCCAAAGTAAATGGCCACCTCCGGGGGCCTGCCACCACCAAAAGCCAGCGCGAGAGCATCGAGCTTATCCGGCGACCTCATGCCGCGCTTGCGCATATCCTCTTTGCTCTCAATCGCAATTTTCTTGTCAGACCTCATCATGTAACGAGCACCGCTCATTTGAGCATGAAGCTCGGCATCATTAGGTATGCTGAGTTCACCCTTCTCCGCACGTTCACGCAATAGCCAAATGGCCTCCGAGCGTGCATTGTAGAACCGCTCCGATTCTACCGCCTTACCACCGGCTATAAACTCCACGATACGGTTACGACCAAACAGTTGAGCAAGCCGGTCATATACACCTGCCCCTATACCGATTGCATCCACACGCACCGTTTCTGGTTCGTACTGTTCAATGAACCTGCGGGCACGCTCAACAACCATCATCGTATCGCTGATATGGTCATCAAGCAGAAGCATAGCGGTTGTGCCACGCCGCAGGTAGATAACCGTCTTGTCAACGCCGGTGCGCGCAACGTCAATCCCCATTTCCGTAGGGTCAGTTGGATCGTCGTCACGCTCATACGCCTGGCGAATCATAGCCCATGGAAACACATAGAACAATCCGCCGGACGCCATTGGCGCGTTCCAATCACCCTCCAGATAGCGCTCAACCCAACCAGGAGTTGATCCAAACGCCTTGCGCATCTGCTCTTCATAGTCATCCGGCAGACCAGGATTGTCACGAGGAAGAAACTGCACGAACTTAGAACCCGGCATAGGCTCGTCAATGAAATCCTGCTTGATCCATCCCGGCTCAGGATTGGACGTAAGCAAACCACGGTACGCAGACGAAGGCACAGTACGCAGACGAAGGCGTGTAGTCAACATCAGGAAGAACTCGCGTGTAGTCTCCGACGCCTCATCTATGCCAAACCACCCGAGCTCCAACGACTTTATACGGTCAAGGGGCTTCTCGCTCTGCGTCGGGCGCAAGCCGCCATAGTACATGCGACTGCCATTGATGAACTCGAAGTACTGATCCTGCTTATCATGTTTGACCAAAGCCTCTTCGGGCAAAATAGCCAGCAGAGTCAGCAGTGTAGTCTTTTTGAACACAACGTTTTCGTGACGACACAGATAGCCACGATTGTTAGGAAAGTCCAAAGACAGCTGAATGCCCTCAGCACACAACCATCGCGAGTTGTGAGTTACAATGAAATCATCAGTAAGATATAAACCATTGGGGTGATCCACAGTAATACACTGCGCTGCATCAACACCATAATATTCTATCGACTTAATTCTACACAACGCACCAAAACCAATGTGACCATTATTATCGACAATAACACAAACACGTTCGCCTCTGTACAACACACCAATCAACTCACTGGTCTTTAGCACACACAAGTTATTAGAAACACGATCAGTGAAAACACATGGCCACAAATGATCCGATGTTGCCAACGTAGTACTACCATTACCAAGACAAATCCGATATAACGGTTGATTTCCTTGAGGCCACGTAGCTATCACGGAAACAACACTTCCGTCCGGATTCCATATCTTCTGTCCTATCTTAATATCCCCCATTTCGATAGAACCTTCCGGCGTTTGAATCATAGATCGTAAGCTACTTGCTTTCCCACCACCAAGCGCCCCGCCTCCGAGCACATACCTGGCATCCGCTTTGTGCGCTTCCATCTGCCGAGGGAACGGCGAATAGTACTTAGAGAAGTCGATAATCAACTTCTTGTCATCAATCGTCGGCATCGTCGGAACGCCTTCGAGGAACATTCGACACGACTTCTATAATCTCGGCTTCGGCAATACCAGCCGCATCTTCAGCATCGGCGTTGACCGCTTCTATCTGAACAGGCGATTCTCCAGGCTCACCAATACGCTTGCCACGACGCCGGAGAATATCATACGGCCGGGGTATGTTACTAACGATCATAATCTGCACAGGAGCCGTGCCCTGATTTGATCCCTTACCCTCTCGGTTCACCGAGAACTGTGACGGATACCTACGCTCAAGCAACCACGCCGCCGCCTGCCAACTTTTGTCTGTGGCGCTCCTGATCTTTCCCAGGTTCTCGGCAACAAAGGTGCTCTCAGCCACAGCTATCTGCTCGTCAATGAACTGCTTGTCGGCCTTGCGCCACGTCTGGTAAACCCTTGACAGACCAAGAAGATTAAGCGAGTGCGACAAGGATACGCCGCATGCGATAGATTCGCACAGAGCCTTCATCAACGCCGGTGAGTAGCTATCAGGCATGTTGGAAGGAATGGTGGCGGGCAGACGATTATCTTCCGCGGATGGCTTGCGCTTACGGCGCGGGGGATTTGGTGGAGGAGGTTCACCATCCGCATTGGAGCTCGGAGATTCCGTTTGCTCCGGTGGGATTTTCGCGATCTTTCGTCTGCCCACCATCGTTTCCTTTCATGTTGTTCTGCAACATTATACATGAGAACAACACACGCTACAAAACATCAACGATGGAAACCACACTGTTACGTCCCACATCAGTTCAGCTGCTCCACTTCCGCCGTGCCATCACTGCCCATACGAACCTCCCACGAACGGTCCGCTGTGACAATCAGACCTTCATCGTGGGATATCATAATCACCTGGATGCCGAGCAAATCTGATATCCCCTTGAGCATGTTCGCCACTTCATCGCTCTTGTCTTTGCTTACGAACTTGAACGGCTCATCAAGGATAAATACCGGAGATGTTTCATCATCGGACAACACCCACAAAACAAGCCGTAACGCAAACGACGCCACATCGACGATGCCACCACCTACATCGGCACGGGGATCGAACTTCTGCTGACGCCACATAATGACTGGGGATATTTCCGACTGACCGCGCTGTTGCTTGAACTCCAAAGCGAAATAGTACTCGGCACCAAACACAGACTGAAGGGCCAGCGATACTACTTCTTCAATGAACTCTCGTACCTGATCCTGCGTAGCCGCCGAAGCGGATACCAGAATATCGCGGGCCTGTTCCGTCAAACCAAGGAGCTTGCGATCATTTTCAAGTTTCTCAGTAGCATCGGCAAGACGATTGCTCACACTCTGTTCAAGTGTTCGCTGCTCAGTGACAAACTTCTGCCATTGGTCAATGTACTCGCGAGCTTCATTCAGTGGCGTCGCCATCAGTCACCTCATCAGGTTCATATGCGGCGAGCTGGTCAAGCAGACCTTCCAACTGGTCCTTAGCCTGCTGACGGCGTGCTTCCAACGCCTTGACCTCAGCAGCGGCTTCCTTAAGTCCTTTCAATCCAAACTCGCTTTGAAGTTGGTCAAGTATCGCCGACTTACGACCCTCAGCCTTGTCTGCCTCACGCCGCTGCTGCTGGAGATGCTGCTTCATCATGTTCAGGTCTGCTAACTGTTTGCTCATGCTTCGTCCTTTATGCCCACAGTTTCGAGTATGCGACTGACAACAGAACGCAGTTCATCCGACGCATTCTCCTTGTCCATCAAGGAGTTCAGGTTATCAAGGAACGACGTGCCTATCTCGCCGCTTTTCTTCAAATGCGTCAGGAACGCTTCGAGTTCCTCAGACGGCTTGTGATCCTCGACAACGCGATCAACAAACACCTTGTCGGCGTCCTGAATGCTCAAAGGATGAAGCTCCAGCTGTCGTGTTTCAGTGTCGTATACAGCGACCGATGGTTGATGCTTCCGTTCATCCGGAGTATTCCGCATACGCATCAAACAACCACAGTTGATAACCTTGGTGCTTCCCACTGTTGCTGTAAATGTATAGTGGTAATCACCGAGAACTATCAGATCATACCCGGAATGTTTGGTTGCGTAATCAACGGGAGACGGAAGATCGTGTCCCGCAAAAAGAGGTCTGTTGCCGACGTGTGCGTGCGCAACCAGGATGTATACGTTATCCCCCTTGCGCTTCACAGACTCGGCTTCCTGACCCCAAGACGCTCCGTAAACCTGCACGTTGCCGGAACGCACGGGTTTGCCCGGCAGAAGGATGTACGCCACCGTAGCGGCAGCAAGCACATCCGTAGGTGTGCGACGAGGATCGGCAACATCGTGATAGTAAACATCGTGTTGACCCAGTACGGTCAAACACAACAGCCCGCTCTGTTCCAATGCCCGAAGGTAGGTTGATACTACTTGGTACACGGGCTTGGGCGAATCAAAGAAGTCACCGGGCTGAAGGATCAGTTCACAGCCCTCTTCTTTGAATATGGTAAGGGCCTGCATGAACTTTCCGTACTGGACATCAAACCAGTTGTCCACACGACTGCGCGGCGCTTTGAACCGCGCATGAATATCACCGAATATGCCGATCCTCATCCCGCCACCTCACTCGAATGCCGACTCGTCGTAGTCATCATCGTCCCCGTCATCGCAGTCATCTTCGTCGGTCTCGGCATCAGGATCGAAGTCGTCGTCTTCGTCGTCGTCATCGAGTTCCATAACAAAATGTCCCGCATTCTGTGTAGTCGTTCCATCACATTCCGCATCATCACAGACTTCATCCACTTCATCCGGAATCAGCGGAGCTGGTGTACTCTTGCGCTCAATCCTTACCTTTTCACCTTCAACAACGCGACTGACGTTTTCGGCGTTACACTGCTGACACTTGATCGGGGGACGACCAGCGCTCACCGGCTTACTCCAGCCACACGTTCCACACACATAATTCCCGGCCATTTGTCCTTCTCCTTACGCTGATTGAACGTACGCCTTTGCATCGGCGTCAAACTGTCTGCCACACGTTGGACAGACAAAATCATCAAGCCATGCATCCAATACTGCTTGCGCTTTCACAACAGCCTTGTTCGCATCCGCCGCCGTGTTCTGCGCTTCAACACACTGCCGACCAAGAGCTTTGATTTTAGATACGATTTGTTCAAGACGCTGAACTTCATCAATCTGCTTCAGACACTCGGCCACTATTTCATCAGGAGGCAGTTCTGCAATCTTCGCCTCGGCATCGATAAGGTCGTCAATGATGGCAGTCAAGGCACGAACATCCCTATCCAACTGCTCACACTGACTATAGTACGTCTGGGCCTTGCCGATAATCGCTTCAATGCCATCCAAATCAACGAACGCATCCCGTTCCTTTTCAAGCTGAACAACAACCATCTGCGTTCGTTCTATGTCTTGGCCAAGCGTGCGCACCCGCTTATTGGCCTCAACAATGCAGGCGTCCATGTCCTCAAGATGAACGGCAGCATTTATGGCTTTTGCAACACTACCTGGGCTGTCCAACACAAGGAAATGGGGTGACAGCTGCGTCTGAACGTTCAGATCGCCCAACCGTAGCGCACCAGACACGTCTACGGGCACGTTAGTGCCTACGGCCTTCATCGTTGACTTGTTCACCGCATACTCATTCAGAGAGCCGCCCAATGAGCGTGTGCGTCGAACAGTAACAGCAGTCTTTCCAACAACACACTCCACCTCGACCGAGCACTTGTCGTCTTTAGAACAACCATGCTTGATAAAGGACGTGCCAAGCGGCCTATTGCTTCGCGCCCACTCTATCGCACGAACAAGCGCTGTTTTCCCCGCATTGCTCGTCCCCACCACAACGTTGATGCCGGGAACAAACCCAAGCCGAGAATCAGAGTGATTCTGAA